ATACTAATAAAAAACTAAGTAATCAATATGCTATAGCTTATGAAAATATTAAGGCTTATGATGCTGAACTAAGTGGTATTACAAATAGTAATAAGGTATATAAACTTACTATAGACCAACTAGAATATTTTAATGATTCTATTCTTAAAAAGATGAATTCTATGAGAAAAGAATTAGGAATAAAAGATAGTAAGATACAGCAAATGCAATATAAATTAGCTACTGTAGGAAAAACTGATAGTATTATTCTTAAAGATACTATATTTGTAAACTCCTTCAAGTTAGATACAATTATAGGAGATACATGGTATCAAAATCATGTAATTATGAAATATCCGAATTATATTAAATTTAGTCCTAAATTTAAATTAGAAAGCTATTTATTTGTATCCTCTAAAAAAGAAACTATTAATCCACCTAAGAAATTCTTCTTATTAAAATGGTTTCAGAAAAAACATACAGTGTTAAATATCACACTTAAAGAAAATAATCCTTATGCAGAAGTAGAAAAACAAAAATTCATAGAAATTATAAAATAAATAAGAATGGATACTACACAAATTATCAGTCTAGTACTAGGTTCCAACTTAGTAAATACTATAGTTACAGCATGGTTTTCTAGAAGAAGAAATAATGCAGAAGTTAATAAAACAAATGCAGAAGTAGATGGAACACAACTAGATAATCTAGTAAAGCAATTAGAGTTTTATAAAAAATTAGTTAATGATTATAAACATCAATTAGAAGAATATATTCAAATAAGTGAAGAAAATAGACTAGAACTTTTAAGGCTAAGAAAAGTAGTTGGTAGGATGGTCAATGATGTTTGCTTAGCCAAGGAGTGTAATAAGAGAGTGTATCTTGATGATAAATCAGTAGAAGATATACTAGGTGGAACTAAAGATGAAAATAAACCTAAAGTAGATAATAATGAAAAGATTAATTAGTTACTATGTGTTTGGGGGAAATTCTAATTTAATTAAAGAGAATCAAATCCTAGTGATTAGAGATGTTAGTAATAAAAAATAAAGTTTAACGGAGTAAGATTAATATGAAACTTTTATTAGATAGAATATATAAAGGACCTAATTATACTATAGGTAAACTTTATATAAACTGTGTGTATGAATGTGATACTTTAGAGGATGTAGATAGAGGTTTAACAAGTCAAATGTTATTAGATGAAATTAAAGCTAAAAAGATTTACGGTAATACAGCTATTCCTACAGGAACTTATATAGTTAATATGAATACTATAAGTCCTAAGTTTAAAGATAGAATATGGGCTAAACCTTATAAAGGTATTCTTCCTAGACTAGAGAATGTAAAAGGTTATGAAGGAGTACTAATACATGTAGGTAATGACCAAGAGGCAACATCTGGGTGTATTTTAGTAGGGGAAAATAAAGTTAAAGGTCAGGTTATTAATAGTACAGCTACTTTTTATGAATTAATGACAGTACTATTAAAAGCTTATAAAGCTAATGAAGTTATTGAATTGACTATAAAATAACACATAAATATAAGAAAAATTAGGTAGTAAAACTAACTAAACTACCTAATATTTTCTTATAATATAAGAGTTTTATTTATAGTTAAAATACAAATACATTTATAGTATTGTATGGTTCATAACTTTAACTTAACTTTGCATAGTTTAATTAAAGAAGAAGAAATATATGGAAGGATTAGACATGGATAATATTCTGTCACCTGATGAAGTTGATAACTTATTTGCAGGTGATGAAAGTCAAGAAACACAGGTAACTCCACCTGAAAAACAGGAGGATGATGTTAATAAAGAAGATAACAAAACAACTACTGAGGTATCAGATGTAAATCCTGAGGATTTATTTACTGAAGAACCAGAGAGCGTAGGTAGTGAGAAAGTAGATACACAAGGTAAAGAGGATACCACTTCTAAAGAAGATATTGGTACTTCTTCCAAAACTAACTTCTACTCTTCCATTGCCAGTGCTTTGAAAGAAGAAGGTATTCTCTCAGCCCTTGATGAAGATACTTTAAGTAAAATAAAAACTCCAGAAGACTTTGCAGAAGCTATGGAGTCTGAACTTAAAGCTAAGTTAGATGAAAGACAAAAAAGAATTGATGAAGCATTACAAGTAGGTGTAGAACCTGATGAAATTAGAAAGTATGAAGGTACTATTAATTACCTAAGTACTATTACAGAAGATGCTATTATTGATGAATCTACTGATGGGGAAAAACTAAGAAAACAACTAATCTTTCAAGACTTTCTTAATAGAGGATTTAGCAAAGAAAGAGCACAGAGAGAGACTCAAAAGTCTATTAATTCTGGTTCTGATATTGAGGATGCTAAGGAAGCTTTAGCAAGTAATGTAGATTACTTTAAAAAAGAGTATGAAAGTTTAATTACCGAAGCTAGAGCAGAGGAAGAAGCTGATAAAGCTAGAATAAAAAAAGAAGCAGAGGAATTAAAGAAATCTATTCTAGAAGAAAAAGAAATCTTTAAAGGATTAGAGTTAGATAAAACTACAAAAGAGAGGGTTTATAACTCTATCAGTAAACCTGTTTACAAGGACCCTGATACTGGGGAGTATCTTACAGCTATTCAGAAATATGAAAAGGATAATAGACAAGATTTTCTTAAGAAGTTAGGATTACTTTTTACTATGACTGATGGTTTTACTAACTTAGATAAATTAGTTAAAACAAATGTAACTAAACAAGTTAAGAAAAGCCTAAGAGAGCTAGAACACACTATTAACACTACTAGAAGAAATGCAGATGGAAGTCTTAATTTCATATCAGGTGTAAGTGATGACTTAGAATCAAAGGTTGGATATGAACTTGATGTATAAAAATAAGATTTTAGATAACTGATAAACAATTAAATTTATGGCTGGAAAATTAAGTAAATTCCAAATGATAGGTTTTCAACACTGGAAAGGGTTGACAACTGAAAATCACTTAGGTGCCATCTTTCAACAAGCACCTCAAAAAGCTACCAACCTTATGGTACAACTATTAGCTTTTCATAGAGGAAAGACACTAGACACATTCCTTAATTCATTCCCAACTAAAGTGTTTGAGAATGATTCAGAATATTACTGGGATGTAATTGGTTCTTCTAGAAGAAATATTCCTTTAGTTGAAGCTAGAGATGAAAATGGTGTAGTTATTACCTCAGCCTCAGGTAATGTAGGTGTTGGTGGTGCTCCTTTCTATCTTGTATTCCCAGAAGATTGGTTTGCTGATGGTGAAGTAATTGTGGGTAACTTGAATCAAGTTTATCCTCAGAGAATTTTAGCTGATGGTAGACCAGAAGGTACAAACTGTGTTTATAAGGTTGAATTAATGGGGGCTAACAGTAAGGGTATTCCTGCTGAAAGATTATTAGCAGGTGAAAGATACTCTGTTGAATTTGCTCCTGTAGAAAAGGAACTTTCTAGAAAAGTAGGTGATGTAAGATTCACTAGTCCTGTTTCTATGAGAAATGAATGGACTACTATCAGAATTCAACATAAGACTCCTGGTTCTAACCTAGATAAAAAGCTAGCTGTTGGTATTCCTATGGTTCGTAGGGATATTAGTGGAAAGCAAGTTAAAGATGTTGCAAATAAGTGGATGCACTATGTAGAATGGGAAGTTGAATTACAATTTGATGAATACAAAAACAATGCTATGGCTTTTGGTACTTCTAACAGAAATATCAATGGTGAATACATGAATTTTGGTAAGTCAGGTAATGTAATTAAGACTGGTGCTGGTATTTTTGAACAAACAGAAGTAGCTAATACTATGTATTATAATGATACTAATGGTGTTATGAAACTGTTACTTGATGCTTTGTATGAATTATCTGCATCTAAATTAGGATTTGGTGATAGAAAGTTTATTATAAAGACTGGTGAAAGAGGAGCTTTAATATTTAATAGAGAAGCTAAGAAAACAACATCTGGATGGATGCCTATTATTTCAACTCAGAACCCTGCAATCTACAATAAAGTAGCAAGTAACTTTGCTCAAAATGCTATTGCAGTAACTGATTATCAGGTTACTGAATGGAGAGCACCTAATGGTGTAGTAGTTTCTTTAGATGTAGACCCATTCTATGATGACCCTGTTAGAAATAAGATTCTTCATCCAGAAGGAGGTCCTGCATTCTCTTATAGATTTGATATTTGGTATATTGGTACTATGGACCAACCTAATATTCAAAAATGTAAGATTAAAGGTCAAGAAGAATTTAGAGGATACCAATGGGGATTTAGAAATCCATTCACAGGACAAATGGGTAATCCAAACATGTCTTATGATGAAGATTCTGCTGTTATTCATAGAATGGCAACTTTAGGTACTCTAGTACTTGACCCTACTAGAACAATGTCACTTATTCCTTCAATTCTGCAAGGATAAAAATTATAAGGGAGAGAGTAACCCTTTCTCCCTTTTATTTTAAAAATTTAATTTAAAGAAGTAAAATATGGGAAGTAAAAGAGTAGAAGAAGAACTTGATTTAGAAAGTATTAATACTGAATCATCTTTAGTACCTCAAATGCCTGAGGATTTAAATGATGAGCCTAAATTACCTTCAAAAAGAAGTAAAAAGAAAGATTTAGTATCTATAGATGAACCTATAAGTTGTCTAAGAAATGAAAGAATTATAGTAAGATATATCCCTAAAGAGGGAGGACTAGTATCTAATCCTAAACATATTCTATATGGTGGTATGGCAGAAAATGCAATTAAGTATTTTACAATACCTCAATTAGAATCAGGTAGGTTAGTTAATGTTCTTACAGATGATGAAAAAGAATTTCTTGAGTATATTATGGGTCTTGAATATAATGCTTTATCTATATATAAAAAAGAAAATAACTACTGGTCAAATAGACAAGTTAGACTGTTAAAACAGGATAATATATTAGATTTATCAGACCCAGAACAATATATTAAATATAAAATTTTACTAGCTAATAAAGAAGATATAGCACCTTCATTACAAGCTTTACAAGATGTACCAAAAGCAACTTATAAATTTGTTCTTATTAAAGAAGGTGAAGAAACTTCTACAGCTAGACAAGAGATGTCAGCTACAATGGAGGCTTATATGGAGTATGGTAAATATGAAAATGATGCTGATACTTTAAGAACTATTATTGAAACTATTGATGGTAGGCCATTAGCTGTAAATACTAAAGTAGAATTTTTACAAACTAGAATAAACAAGCTTATTCAAGCTGATGCTAAGTTATTTTTAAAGGTTATTAAAGACCCTTTATTAACAACTAAAGTTCTTATAAAGAAGTCTGTTGAAGCAGGTATTATATCTAATAGAGGTGGATTCTTCTATTTAAGAGAAGATGGTTCTCCTTTATGTGGAAGTAATGAAGACCCTACTTTCAACTCAGCAGCTAAATTCCTATCTTCTCCTAAGAATCAAGCTATTAAGTTTAGTCTAGAAGCTAAACTAAAATAATATGAATCATTTAGAATTTAGTAGTGAGTTTGATATACTTTACAATAATATTATGAGTAATACTGCTCCTGGGCTTGATGAATATGAGAAATCAGTATTCTTAACTCAGGCTCAAGAGCAGTTAATTGTTCAATATTATTCTGGAGAATTTTCTGGTAGTTTTGAAGAAACAGAGTTAGTAAGGAAAATACTAGATGAATTAATTCTTACTTCTACTACTTCTAGTAAATTACCAAATTTAACAGGTTTAAGTTCTAATTCAGTATTTTTTAAAGTACCTGATGATACTTGGTTTATAACCTATGAAAAAGTAAAACTATCTGATGAATCTTTATGTGGTGATAAAGAAGCTATAGTAATACCTACTAGACAAGATGAATTTTATAAAATTCAAAATAATCCTTTTAAAGGCCCTAATGAACATAGAGTTTTAAGATTGGATACTAGTGGTAATATTAAAGAACTTATATCTAAATATAATATAACAGAATATCTTATCAGATATTTAGTTAAACCTACTCCTATTATATTAATAGATTTAGAAGATGGTTTAACTATTAATGGTTTAGACACCATTACTGAATGTAATTTAAATCCTGTAATACATAGAACTTTATTAAATTTAGCTGTTAAACTAGCTAAAATAGCTTATACAGGTAATCAATAAATTTTGTTTAATTAAATACTTATTTTAAAAATGGGAACATTTTCAGTTAATCAACAAAGACATTTATATGTCGCAAAGAGTTTAAAAACAGCTATAGGTCAATTAGCTGTTGCTGGCGACATTCTTCCTAAAGCTGATACAGCTAAAACTACAATGTACTTTCAGTACTTTAGTCCTGCTGGAGTTATTCAATCTAGTGATAAGATTGATATTAAAAATATCACTTATGCTAAATCTACATCTTCTCAATCTTTAGTTAAGAAGTTAGATAGATACCAAGTTGTTTTAGATTCTTCAATTAATAGTGGTGCTCCAGTAGCTGGTCAGGACTACTTATTAAGGTTATCTTTTAGACAATATATAGGTTTATCACAAGAAGACCAATATTGGAAATTTGGAATGGTACATGCAGTTAGTGGTATGACAGCTTCTAATTTTTATAAGGCTATGGCATTATCTCTAGCTAAGAATTTAGCAAGAGAAACTACTTCATTAGTAACAATATATCTAGTAGATGCTGTTCCTGCTTATACCACAGTAACTTCTAGTACTACTGCTGCTTCTTTAACTGGTACTTACACAGGTATTCAAATAGAGCAGGTAGCACAAGATTGGGTTCTAGGCACTATGCCTCAAGATTATATACCTTTTGATGTACAACCTACTACTATTACAGTAGGTGGGGATGAAAGAATTTGGGGTACTGTATCTAAAATTGCTTCTATTAATTCTATTCAAAATGGTCATAATATAGCAGACCTTGAATATTTTGCAATGGGTGCTAGAGGTGATATTTACAGAAATATGGGATGGCCTAATGTTATTCCTACTACTTACTTGGTAAATCCAACCCAAAAATATGACACCTTAGATATTAATTATTACTGGGCAGGTGGTGCTGAGGATGTACAAAAGTCTCCAAGAACAATAACTCTTGTAACTGTAGATGATGGTAGCCATACTGCAATGAAAGCTCTTATTGCAGCTATAAATACAGCATCAGGTCTAACAATTGCAGACCCTGTTGACCCTTCTTAAAGTTAACTAAATTATAAAGAGCATAGTGTATTCTATGCTCTTTTTTTATAATTAAAAAATAAAAATATGCTAAATTTTAATGAACTTCGTATTACATCAGATGGTAAGTATTTAATTATAGATGCTTCTGTTGATAAGCAGGACTTTTATGAAAATGTACTATTAGATAGTATAGTTATAGATACACAAGATACTTATATACTTAATGGACCTAGTTCTACTCCTATATACACATTTAGTGTAGTAGATGCTTATGATTTAACTTATTCTCTACCTGAAGATTGTAATTGTAATCCTGTCCTTGAAGGAGAAGATAATTCTTATTGTTTTACCTATGGAATTCAACAAAAGAAAAACATCAGACTTATATTACAAGCTAGTGACCTTAATATAAGTAAATTAAATGATACTATGTTTTTTGTTTATATAATATCTACAGGAACTCCTTCTATAGATTCTCCTTGTGGTACAACTAATCCTGTATTAATGGGAGCTGTTACTAATCTATATCCTTTATATCAAAATATGATGAAGTATGTAAAGCAGATAGAGAATACTTGTGAAATACCTAAAGAATTTATTGATTTTTCTTTAAAAATAAAAGCTTTAGAATTATGTATAAAAACAGGTAATTACCCTCAAGCTATAAAATATTGGAATAAATATTTTAAAGGTAAAATAGGTAATAGTAATGGAATAACAAATTGTAGTTGCTATGGATGAAATAACTAATATATCTTATAATGCTATAGTTAAATACTTTACTTCTTTATCACAGTTTGGTTATAGAAGTTATGATGATGTAAATAAATTAATAGCTTTAATCTCACTAAATGATATACTGGATATATTTAGTGATTATATAAATGAAGAGTCTTTTAAATCTATAATTAATGCTATATACTGTTTAAGTGGAACAACTTGCTTAATTGATTTTCCTAGTTATATTAATACTGATACTTTAAATCATCAAACTAAAATTAATTATATTACTAGATTAACCCAAGACAATACTCTTAGAATAAGTGAGTCTAATGCAATTAGAGTAGAAGCATAATACTTATAGACAGTAAATAAAAACTATTAAACTCTTGTGAATATCAGTGAAAATACTTATATTTGCAGGAGTTTAATTTTTTAATACAATTAATATGAGTACATATAGAGAAATAATATATATGATAAGTGATGAATTAAAACTTATAAGTGATGATTCTTACTATACAGAAGACCATATTTTATTTTTAGTTAGTAAATATAGAGCATTTTTATTAAAACAAAGATACTCTGATATTAAAAAGTTTATACCTGAAAGTAACTTTAGTACTATATGTTTAGAATTGATAGAAGTACCTGCAATATCAGGAGAAGTTTGTGAGGGTGGAGTATATTTAAGGTCTAAAAATAAGATTCCTTATATGATGGGAGTTAAACAACCTAGAGTATATCCTATAGATTATTATCAAGGTGAAATAACTTATGTTAATAGAGATAGAATGAAGTATGTAGGATATAATAAATACTTAAATAATATAATATATTGTTCTTTAGGTCCAGATAATTATTTGTATTTTAAATCTAATAATCCACAATATTTATATTTAGAAAAAATAAGAGTTACTGCTTTATTTTATGATGCTGAACAGACTTTTAAATTATTATGTCATGAGGATGGTAGTCCTTGTGAGCTATTAGATGCAGAATTTCCTTTAGAAAGTAGTTTAATTCCTCCTCTTATAGAGTTAGTAGTAAAAGAGCTTAAAGGTTCTGAATTTCTACCACAGGATAAAGAAAATAATGCTAATGATGATATGTCTGATTTAAATTCTAAATAATATGACACTAGAAGAGTTTAGGAAAAAGGTGTTAAATGTACAGATGCCAAGAACTCATAAGGTAAGAAACTCTGTAGGTATTTATGATGGTTATAAATTTTTTAGGAAAAATGGTTATGGTAGTACAAAATATAGATTATCTGAATCTCAATATTTTTCTATAACTAGAAAAATAAATGATTTATTAGCTATTAGTTTATCTAATGGAGAAGATGTTACATTACCTTTTAGAATGGGTAGGCTTGAAATAAGAAAAACAGTAGGAGAAATTAAATTAAATAAAGAAGGAAAATTAGTAAATAATTTACCTATAGATTGGGATAGAACTTTAAAACTTTGGTATGAAGATGAAGAATCTTTTAATAATAAAACTATTATTAAATTAGAAGAAAATGAGATATTTAAAGTATATTATAATAGAGGTAAAGCTAATTTTAATAATAAATCATTCTATGAATTTAATATAAATAGAGATTTAAAAAAGAGATTAAAACAAAATATTAAAGATAGAAAGATAGAAGCAATGTATCTAGATAAAAATAAAAGATATGATAAATAATGTTACATATACAAGCTTGAAAGAGGTGGCTAGTAGATTGACTAGACATCCTTTAATGATAGATTTGACTTTTGAAGCAATTATACAATATACTATAGACTTCATAGGAACTTTAGGTTTACCTCCTATATATCTTGATAAAGTAGTAACTGTAGATATTGATAATTATAGAGCTTCTTTACCTTGTGATTTAGTAGCTATAAGGCAAGTAAAAGATTCAAAAAATAACATATCACTAAGAGCTACAACTGATACTTTCCATCTTTTACATGAAGAAAATGAGTCTATAAAAAGGCAAGAAGGGACATTTAAAACACAAGGTAATATTATATATACTTCATTTAAGAAAGGTAGTATAGATATAGCATATAGAGCTATTCCAGTAGATACAGAAGGTTTACCTTTGATACCTGATAATTCTATTTTTCTTAAAGCTTTAGAGTTATATATCAAAAAAGAATGGTTTACTATCTTATTTGATATGAACAAAATTAGTCCAGCAGTACTACAGAATATTCAACAAGAATATGCATGGAAAGTAGGTCAATTAAATACAGAATTTACATTACCTTCTATAAGTGAAATG